TGAAATGTACCTCCATCAAAGACTGTAGGTTTTACAAAACTACTGCCAAAAGGTGTTTGCCTTCTTATCTGTGCATTAGCAGGTGTAACTGGTTTATCAGCAGGTGCTTTAACAAACAACTCAGCGCCAGTAGTAAATACTTGTAAATCTCTATTAGATACTAAATGCCGAATAGTAAATATCTCACCTACATTAGCTGTTAAATCTATTGAATCATCATCTGCTGCTTCACCAATATCAAAGTTAAAAAACAGTCCTGATTTACTACCCCATATACCATCTGGCTGTGATAATGTTCCACCAAACCAAAGTCTATTTTGATGAAAAGTAACAGCAGCAGGATAACCTCTTACAGCAGAATAACTTTGTTCTTGCCATTCAGTTGTAGCTGCAGCAGTTATTATTCTTGGACTACCACCTCCAACAGTACTTGAAGAAGCAGTATCACTACTTCCTGCTGTAAATTCAAAAGTATTTTCTGTAGGAACAGCAGTAATAGTTCTTGTTCCATTTATGTTAGCAGCAGAAATACCACCAACTGCACCTGCTCGTTCAATAGTAATAGATGCACCAGTTGCTAATCCATGTAATGCTTGAGTTACTTGTACTGTTCCAGAACCTTCAAATACTTTTAAAGAATCTATTTCTAATTGTTGTCTTAATGTACCTTGAATTGTAGCAGTAACAACAGTAGCACTTGTAAAACCAGTAATCCGTAAACGAGTTTCACCAATCAGTAAATCAATACCTACATGACTAGAAGTAAAATAATCTGCAGAAGCAGTAACAGTTACACCACTACCAGTTGTACCATTACAAGTTAAAGTAACTCCTAATGCTTGAAAAGCAAAATATGGCTGAAATATGTCATTGCCATCTCTTGAAGTATCAAAAGCAAATGTACTAACAGCAAAAGTTGTAAGCGAAGTTCTTTCTAACATCCTTATCATAAATGTTTGATGAGCAATAAACATAATGTCGCCTTGCTGTGCAAAAGTAATTTCTTCTAAATAAGGTGCAGATGTTGTATTTACTAACCACGATTGACCAGTAATTGTTTGAATACTTGATACAGTTGCATCTGTTGGACTAATTTGAAATATTTGTATTTGTGTATTGCTAAATGCAATTATATATTTTTCATCATCTGAAAATATAAATGGCTCTAATCTTACTTCTTGTCTTACAACAGTAAAATCTGTTACTGCAAGTCTTGTTGTATCAGAGGTAACAACTTCAAGATTATCACTACCACCATCATCTCTTTTTACAGTAACAACATTAGCTGCAGGATTAGCAACTGTTAAACCATCTACTGCATTTAAAGCAGTAAATATATTATCTGCTGTTGTATTATTAGATTCATTTGCTCTTACAAAATGAGTATTACCTGATGCAGAAGAAGGTGCATCTCCACTTGATGTTTCCCATTGTAAAGTAATTATTGTGCCATCATTAAAAGGTATTTTTATTGTTGACCCAACTACAATATTTGCATAGTCAGTAACAGTAATTGTGCAAGTAGCATTTGTAAAGTTACCTAAGTTTGCCCATCTTTTTGTTCCAGTTCTTTTTTTTAAACCACCTTCTGAACGAATAAAAAAGTTTCTAACTTCTTCTGCTGCACTTGTATAAACTTGTGTATCTGTTCTTGATGTTAAAGCAGGACTTACTTCTCCAAAAGAAAAATTATTTAATGGCACTCTTATTCTTGCCATTTAACTTCTCCTATTTGTTATAAACCTTGAGGTTGCCATACGTCTGGTTGTTTGCTGTTGTGCATCTATGTTTCTAGCTTTTGCCATTAATTGTGTACCTTTTGCTTCCATTACTTGCATAAGACCATCATCTTTAGCAATAGATGTAGCAAAGATTGATGCTAAAGCATACTCTAAAGCTAAAGAAAAATAACTAGGGAAGTTATCTTCTGTAGCACGAAATGTATAATCTGCAATTAAAGTATCTTGTTCTGTTGAATCTGAGAATACCTTATCACCATATACTGTATAATTTATTAATCTGTCATTTATAGTTACACCATGTAACACTAAAAGGTTACTAGGTAATTGATGAGCAATATCAAATCTACCAGTTGGTGCATCTGTAAGTTGATTTAACTCTGCTTGTTCAGTAGCAAATCTCCATCTTGCAGAAGTTAAAGTTGCTCGAACTGTATCTTCATACATATTTGTAGCAACTAATGCTTCTGTGGTAGAAGAATCAAATGATGTAATTGGTTCTGCACCAACAAGAACTAATGCCCTTGAAGCTATATCTATTGCTGAATTTGCTGCTGTACTTGTCATAAATGTTAGAGGGAGATTGCTCTCCCCCTACCCTTTTTAGTGGTTAATCACCATCAGTTTCTGCAACTGCTGTTCCATCTGAAACATCTACTGCACTTCCGTTATTTGATAAAACAGTAACGAAATTTGTAGTAGGAACATTAGTGTCGTGAACTATAATAAGGTCACGAACAGCTAACATATTCGCTGCATCATTAAAGTAGTTTGCAGTATTTACAGTTGCAATAGCATCTGTAGTTGTATATCTCCACAAACTACCATTTGAATCTCCACCGAGTCTAGTAAGACCACTTGCTGCATAAGCCATAATTAATCTCCTTATGAATTATTATCTAGTACTTCGTAGATACCATTGTCGTCTATAACTGCTGCGCCCATTGACATCATTGAAGTAGCTAAGTGTGATACCTTTTCAGGAACATAATTTAACTCTGTAGTTACATCAGCACCGATTCCAAGACCTACTGCTGAAGTATGGTAAGCCATATTCTTACCTGCTGTAACTGCTGAAGTTGAGAAAATTTTGAATCCCAAAAACTCTTTCATAGACATACCACCTGCGAAAGGCAAGTTCTGGTCACCTACAAAGTCTGAAGAAGCAAACTCTGTAATGAGAAATAAATCAGCATATCCTTTCGGATTCATTGCTAAATATCTTCCACCATCTTCAGGTATGTTTGCTGAACCCATTGTTTCAAACAATGATAATAAATCTGCTTTTGCTAAAGCTGAACCAGTATCATGTATTTGTGTTGAGTTCGCACCTGCATCCATTGCTGTAATTAACAATGAATCAGTCTTACGACCTAAAGCAGCAGCAGCACTTGTAGCAACTGCTTGTCTTTCGTCTATGTTTGTTTTTAATTCATCTAACTTATCAATATACTCTGCAGCATAAAAGTCAGATAAAGTTACATCCACAGTTGTATGTGCAAGTTCCATTGGTGTTACATTACCATTTCTAGATTTAGTAGTAGCTTCTGCTGTACCAATCTTTTGAAATCTTACTGTATTACCAGTTGCGTTACTTATAGTACGGACAGTATTTCTTAATTTACTACCCATTCTTTGATACGCAAGATGAACCTCACTCTCAAACTGTGTTATAAAAGCTGTACTTATAGTATTAGCCATTTCAGTTCTCCGTTAGTTAAAGTTTCATTTCTTAGTCCAGTTATCCATATTTTGCGTCATCTAGTTATCCGAATGGGCTATCAGCTAGTTATGGGCTGTTCTTCTTTATTTACCAAAATTTTTTCACCTTTGCAACGAACAAATCGTAAAACTTCAAAACCATTTACATTTATTGGTTGCTCAAGTACCTGAAACCCTAAGAAAGCCAACCAATTTAATGTTCTTTTATGGTCAGCAGGTGCAACATTTTCTAGTTGATAATACTTGTTTTGGAAGTAATCTACTACTTTTTTACTCCATTTTAAAAACTTTCGTGAATGATTTTCAATATCATAAGAACCTAAAAGCCATATTTTACCAATTATATTTTCATAAACTGGTGTTACTCCAAACATTATTGCAGGTTTTTTATCAATGATAACTGTATAGGTTTCAGCTTTATCCTCTCTAAAACCTGCCATTAAAGCACGAAAAGGAGTTGCGCCATGTATTAAACACTCTCGAACATCTGTATCTCTAAGATTATTTTGTAAATAATTTATGTGGGAAATGTCAGCTTCTATGATGGAATACCCATCATAAATGCCACTACCCATAAAGTTTTTGGAAGTCATTATTTACTTCTTGAACAAATGCTTTATCTCTTTTTGATGGATTCCAATATCTTTCATCACGCATTTTTGCTTCTATGTCTGCATGAGAAAGTTGACTTGGTGCTGTTGCTTTTGCTGTTAAATCTGCACCTTGTAATTGTCTTTGGATATGTTCCAATGCTTTAATACCTTCAGCAGATGTACCAAGTTGTGCAACTGCTTCGTGCATTTCAGTAGGAAAAAATTTATTCATAAATAACTGTGCAGACTCTACTCTTGCATTTGCATTATCTCCTAATTCAGTTTTTATTGCTTCTAAATTAGGTTGGGTTGTTTCAAAGTATTCAGCAAATTTATTTACCCAATGAGCAAACTCGTCTTGTGAATAACCATTTTCCCAAGCATATTCTGCCCATTCTTTAAGTAATGGATTTGTTCCTGCTTCTTCTTCATTTAAAGATTCAGGTACTTGATAGTCACCTGGTGTTTTTGGTCTTTCAGCATATGCTTCTGTTTCTAGTTCTTGTTGTAAAGCACTTCGTATATCTTCTTCT